GATATAAAGCAGGCTCACGCAGCTGCTATAGAGATGTACATACAACAATACGTTGGGGATTTAGGAAATCAAAGTTGGGGAACGATGTATTTTAATAGAACGCTTAATGATTGGGCTAAATTCGATATTACAAAAAGAACAAAATTTGATGCATCTATAAGTTCTGGTTTAGCTATAATGGCATGCAATAGAAATTTATATGCTCCAAATGCAAAAATTGAAAAACAGTCTATAAGTTTAAATGTAGGACGTTATCAAAACAAAGGTAACACATCAAGATTAATTAAAGAATAATATGAGAAGAAACGCAAACTTCCCAAGTCAAATAGTTAGTGATCAAGAGAAACTAAGCGAAGAATATGGTTTAAAAGTAGCTCAAGCCATAGAAAACGAATGGTTTAATGATTCTGGATATAATAACAATAGGTATTTAACAGATACTAACAACTTTCACAAACTACGTTTATACGCTAGAGGAGAACAAGGTACACAAAAATATAAAGATGAGTTATCTATAAATGGTGACTTAAGTTATTTAAACTTAGATTGGAAACCAGTTCCTATTATACCTAAGTTTGTTGATATTGTTGTTAACGGTATGACCGAAAGACTATTTAAAGTCAATGCTTATTCTCAAGATCCATTTGGAGTTGAAAAGAGAACTAAGTATATGGAGTCTATACAAAAAGACATGGACACAGCTGAGTTCAATGATATGGCTCAAAACCTTATGAACATGGATCTTTACGAAAACAAAAAAGAAGACCTCCCTGAAAACGAAGACGAACTAGCCTTACACATGCAGCTAAACTATAAGCAAGCTGTTGAAATAGCAGAAGAACAAGCTATAGATGTTTTACTTAGAGGTAATAGATACGACTTAACAAAGAAAAGATTATATTACGATTTAACAGTGTTAGGTATAGCTGCAACAAAAACTTCTTTTAATAAATCAGAAGGAGTAACTATAGATTACGTTGATCCAGCAAACTTAATATACTCTTACACTGAATCACCTTATTTTGAAGACGTGTATTACGTGGGTGAAGTAAAAGAAATCCCTATTAACGAATTGATAAAACAATTTCCGGATTTAACAGAAGAGGATTTAGAGGATATTGATAAAAACAACTATAAGGGAAGAACTAGAGCTGGTAGACAAAAACCTTACGATCGAGATAAAAACAAAGTAACAGTTCTTTATTTCAATTACAAAAGCTTCATGAGTGAGGTTTATAAAATGAAAGAAACTGGAACTGGAGGAGAGAAGGCAATAGAAAAAAACGATACTTTTAATCCACCGGAAAACAAAGAGGGTGGATTTGGAAAATTAGATAGAAAAATAGAGTGTTTATACGAAGGAGCATTGTTGCTAGGAACTGACAAACTTTTGAAGTGGGAGAAAGCTAGGAATATGATGCGTGAAAAAAGCGATTTCACTAAAGTTAAAATGAACTACTCTATAGTTGCACCTAGAATGTATAACGGTAAAATAGAATCGCTAGTAAGTAGAATAACAGGTTTTGCTGATATGATACAACTTACACATTTAAAATTACAACAAGTAATGTCTAGAATGGTTCCTGATGGAATCTATTTAGATGCTGATGGATTAGCTGAGGTTGATTTAGGTAACGGAACTAATTACAATCCACAAGAAGCACTAAATATGTTCTTCCAGACGGGTAGTATTATTGGTAGAAGTTTTACTTCTGATGGAGATCAAAACCCTGGTAAAATTCCTATTCAAGAGATACCTAGTAGTGGCGGACAAAAAATGCAGAGTTTAATTGGGACATATAATTATTATTTACAGATGATTAGAGATACAACCGGATTAAACGAAGCTAGAGATGGTAGTACTCCAGATGAAAGATCTTTAGTTGGAGTACAAAAGATGGCGGCCGCTAATTCAAACACAGCTACAAGACATATATTAAATGCTGGACTATTTTTATCAGCAGAAGTATGTGAAGCTTTGTCTTTAAGAATATCTGATATTATAGAGTACTCTCCAACAAAGGAAGCTTTTATCCAAGCTATAGGAGCACACAACGTCGCTACATTAGAGGAGATGGCTGAATTACATTTATATGATTTCGGTATATTTTTAGATTTAGAACCAGATGAAGAGCAAAAAGGATTATTAGAAAACAATATACAAGTAGCCTTATCGCAACAAACTATAGATTTAGAAGATGCTATAGATTTAAGAGAAATTAAAAATGTTAAGTTAGCTAATCAACTGTTGAAACTTAGAAGAAAAAAGAAACAGCAGAAAGATCAGCAAATGGCTCAAGAAAACATGAAGGCTCAAGCAGATGCAAATGCTCAACAACAACAAGCAGCTGCTCAAGCTGAAATGCAAAAACAACAAGCATTAGTTCAAAGTGAAATACAGATAGAACAAGCTAAAGCGAAAATGAAACAGCAAACACTACAAATTGAAGCTGAGGTTAAAAGATCTTTAATGGATCACGAGTTTGAAATAAACATGAAACTTAAAAACATGGACATCGAGTCTAATAGAGAAAAAGATAACACTAGAGAAAATAGACAAGATCGTAGACAACAAATGGGTGGAGAGCAACAGAAAGATCTAATGAAGGAAAGAGAACAAGTAAAAGAAAAACCATTTGAATCCGCTGGAAACGACGTTATAGGTGGAGGAATGAGATTAGGTGCGTTTGAACCTAAATAAACAAACAAATTATTAATTATTATTATATTATATTATGGAAGAAAACAAAAATGAAGAGGTAGTCGAAAAGACTCCTGAGCAACCAACAGTAGATGAAACTGTAGAAAAGTTAAAAGTTAAAAAACCTAAAAAGAAAAAGTTTGAAGAAACACCTGAGGTAGTAAAGGTAGATCTTAACGAACTTAAAGAAAAAGCTGAAGAAATAATTAAGGTAGATCTAACTAATCCAGTTGAAAAAGTAGAGGCTCCAGAAGAGATTAAAGTTCCTGAGCAACCAACAGAAGAAACCCCTGTAATTGAAGAGGTAACTAACGAAGTTGAAGAAGTAGCAGAAATCGTAGAAAAAGAAGTTGTTAAGTCTATGGAAACTGGAGTTGAACTTCCTGAGAACGTTCAAAAGTTAATGAACTTCATGGAAGATACGGGTGGTGATTTAAACGATTACGTAAAGTTAAATAAGGATTACTCTGAAATGGATAACCACACTTTACTAAAAGAATATTATAAAACAACTAAACCTCATTTAGAATCTGACGAAGTAGATTTTATCATGGAAGATAAATTCTCTTTTGATGAGGAGATGGACGAGGAAAAAGATGTTAGAAGAAAAAAATTAGCGATGAAGGAGCAAGTTGCCGAAGCAAAGCTACACTTGGAAAGTGTAAAATCCAAATACTATGAAGATATCAAAATGGGTTCAAAGCTCACGAGTGAGCAACAGAGCGCAATTGAGTTCTTCAACAGATACAACAAGGAATCAGAGGTAAATCAGAAAGTACAGAAACAAGCTAAATCAACATTTTTAAATAAAACTGAAAACGTGTTTAACGATAAATTCAAAGGTTTTGAATATGAAGTCGGGGACAAGAGATATAGGTTTAACGTAAAGAATGCTGATAACGTAAAAGAAACTCAAAGCGACATTAATAACTTTGTCAAGAAGTTCTTGAATAAAGATAATCAAATGGAAGATGCTAGGGGTTACCACAAGGCTTTGTATACTGCTATGAATTCTGATGCTATTGCTAATCACTTTTACGAACAAGGTAAAGCTGACGCATTGAAAGATAGTGTGGCTAAATCTAAAAACATTGATATGGATCCTCGACAGTCACATGGAGAGGTTATTGATAGCGGTGGAATGAAGTTTAAAGTGCTTGGTGAGAATACTGATGATTTCAAATTTAAAATTAAAAAGAAAAAATAACAAATTTAAAAATTAAAAATTATGGCAATTACACCCGGAAGTTTGTTGAACAAGGTGCCTTCACCACAACAACAAACACTAGCTACTAATTATATCGACTTCGCAGGAGGTTCGACAGGTTGGGAGCAACAATATTTACCAGATCTAATGGAGAAAGAAGCTGAAGTTTTCGGACCGAGAACTATTTCAGGTTTCTTATCACAAGTTGGAGCTGAAGAGTCTATGACGGCTGACCAAGTAGTTTGGTCTGAGCAGTCAAGATTGCATATTTCATACGTAGGTACAGTAGCTACGGCTGGTGATACTAACGGTACGTTTACAGTTGTAACTGATATCGATGGTTCTGCTGACGGTGAAAATGGTTTCGCTGTAGCATCTCACGGTGTTAGAGTTAATGATATCGTGCTTATCGCTACCGCTGGTATCGTTACAAAATGTTTAGTAGTAGAAACTCCAGCTTCGGCTGTTATATCAGTTGAGCCTTACGATAAAGCTACTTTAGCTGGTCACGCTACAACAGCTAGTGGATCAAGAATATTAGTTATAGGTTCTGAGTACGGTAAGGGACAATCTTACTCTGATATTACTGGTGCGAACGCTGCTGACAAAAGAACGGCATTAACGCCAACTTTCAAGTCTTACAGCAACAAGCCAATTATCATGAAAGATTACTACGAGATCTCTGGATCTGATGCTTCTCAAGTTGGTTGGGTTGAAGTTTCAGGTGAAGAAGGTCAAAATGGTTACTTATGGTACTTAAAAGCTGAAGGTGATACTAGAGCTAGATTTACTGATTACTTAGAGATGAGTATGTTGGAAGCTGAAAAAACACTAGCTGCTTCTATTATTGGTTTTGGTGCTGACGGTCAAATTAGAGGTGCTGCTGACGCTGGGTTAAACGGTGCTGGTACTGAAGGTTTATTCGCTGCTATCGAATCAAGAGGTAATGTTACTTCTGGTGTTACTGGTGTTAACGCTGCGACTGATTTAGCTGAATTTGATGCTATCTTAGCTGAGTTTGATAAGCAAGGTGCTATTGAAGAAAACATGATGTTTGTAAACAGAGCTACTTCGTTAGCAATGGACGACATGTTAGCTTCTATGAATTCTTACGGAGCTGGAGGGACTTCTTACGGAGTATTCGACAACGAAGAAGATATGGCGTTAAACTTAGGTTTCTCTGGATTTAGAAGAGGTTCTTATGACTTCTATAAGTCTGACATGAGATACTTAAATGACAAAGCTACAAGAGGTGGAATAAATGAAATCGCAGGTAGCGCAGCTATCAGAGGGGTTATTGTTCCAGCTGGAGTATCGACTGTTTATGACCAATCTTTAGGAAAGAATCTTAAAAGACCATTTTTACACGTTAGATATAGAGCTTCGCAAACTGACAATAGAAAAATGAAGACTTGGGTTACTGGTTCTGTAGGAGCTACTACATCTGCTTTAGATGCAATGCAAATACACTACTTGTCTGAGAGATGTTTAGTTACACAAGGTGCTAACAATTTCATGTTAATGAAATAAGCATTTATTATATTAAAAGACCGGGGCTTCGGCCTCGGCCTTTTATTTTATTAATTTTATTATATATTATATTATGGCAAAAAAAGAAACAGCAACTAAAGAAGTTGCACCGGTTGTAGAGCAACCAAAAGAAACATGGGAAGTAAAAGATAGAATGTACTATTTAAAGGGTGGTAAAAAACCATTATCCCGAAGCGTTAAGTCCGCAAACTTATATTGGTTTGATAAAGAAAAAGGATTTGAAAGAGAAATAAAATATTGTGAAAACCAAAGAACACCATTTGTAGATGAAATGAAAGGTGATCAAAGATTGTCACATATAGTTTTTAGATCTGGAATGTTAATGGTTCCAAAAGAAAAAACAATTTTACAAAAGTTTTTATCTTTGTATCATCCAGATAGAGACGTTATGTTTTACGAAGACAAACCTGTAGCAAGAGCAGAAAATCATTTAGACTGGTTAGAGTTTGAAATAGCAGCTATGAACGCAGCAAACAATCTAGATATTGATATGATGGAAGCTATTATGCGTGTTGAGATTGGATCTGAAGTGTCTAAGATGAGTTCTAAGGAACTTAAAAGAGATTTACTATTATTTGCTAAGAAGAGTCCAAAACTATTCTTAGAATTAGTAACAGATGAAAACATAGGTTTAAGAAACATGGCAGTAAAAGCTTGTGAAGCTTACATTGTAGAGTTATCACAAGACCAAAGAACTTTTAGTTGGAAATCAACAGGTAGAAAACTAATGACAGTTCCATTTGAAGAAAATCCTTATTCAGCTTTAGCCGCTTGGTTTAAGACTGACGAAGGTGTTGAGATTTATTCTCAAATAGAAAAACGATTAAAATAATAATCACTTGTAGATGCAGTCGCTCTACGGGGCGATTGCAAATACAAAATAAAAATATATATGGCGATAAGTATAGATACAGTATATCAAAGAGTTTTAGCGATAGCTAATAAAGAACAAAGAGGATATATAACTCCACAAGAATTTAATCTGATGGCTAATCAAGCTCAGATGTCTATATTCGAATCTTACTTCTATGATAAAAACATGAGAGAAAGATTAGAGCCAAGAGCTGTTAAAGATCCACACACTACAGAGTCTGATATATCTGAGCTAATAACAAAAAAATTAAAACCGTTCACCACTGTGGCGGTGGTAACAGATGGACACACCTTCCCTTCAAATTATCAAACAGGAAAAATATTTTATAACGATAGAGTTTGCCGAAAAGTAGAAATGAATGAAATTTTACGAATGGCAAGTTCAGTTAGACATATGGGTGGAACTGATCCTGTGTACGCTGAAAATGTTAATAATGGCAGAGATATAATTGTTTACTCACCGTCATCTGTAGTAGCAGGTAGTAGTGTTCTATGTGAAGTAATATCAAAACCAGCAGCTGTAGATTGGGGATATGTTGTTGTAAACGAGCAAGCGTTATACAATAGTAACACATCTACGGACTTTACACTACATGATTCAGAAGAAGATAGTTTAGTGTTTAAAATATTAGAATTAGCTGGGATTATAATTAACAAGCCTGGGTTAGTTCAAATAGCGGCGCAAAAAGAAACTACTGAATCACAAAAACAAAAACAATAAATAAATGGGTATATTAATAGATGCGGAACAAGCATATTATGGGGATGGTGGTGATCATGGATCATATCAGTTTATAAGTTTGGAAGAAATTATAGATTCTTTTAGAGCTGCTTATGTTGGACCTGGTAAAATATGTGAAAAAGTAATGGACCAAGATATAACATTTTTTGCTATAAGAGGAATGCAAGAATTAAGTTACGATACTTTGAAATCTGTTAAGGACTGGGAAATAGAAGTGCCAGCCACTTTAGTTATGGTTATGCCAGTAGATTACGTTAACTATGTTAAATTATCTTGGAGTGACAACGCTGGTATAGAACATATTATATATCCTACTTCTAAAACATCTAATCCAAGAGATATAACGGAAACAGTTAGAGATGCTGGAGGTTTCACAACTGGAGGTACAACTACAGATTTAACCTCAGATGAAAGCTCAACAACTTGGGAAAATTACGAGACACCTTCTGAAAATCAGAATACTGATTATGATTATGATAGTGAACTATATAACGTAAACATAGGCCAAAGATACGGTATAGACCCTCAACACGCTCAAACTAATGGATCGTTTTTTATAGATGAAACTGTTGGTAAATTCCACTTTAGCTCTAACTTAAGTGGTAAAACTTTAATACTTAAATATATTAGTGATGGACTAGTTACCAACGGAGCTAATACTGCTTTGGATTTAGGTGCTACAAAAATACACAAATTTGCTGAAGAAGCAATATATAAATATATGGCATACGGATTATTAAGTGCTAGAAATGATAGCAATCCAAACATGATACAACTGCTGAAGAAAGAAAGATTCGCAGAACAAAGAAAAGCTAAATTAAGATTATCAAATATCAAAATAGAGGAACTTGCTCAAATCATGAGAGGTAAATCTAAATGGATCAAACACTAATTAAATGGCGGAAATAAAGAGAAACTTCTCTGCATCCAAGATGAACAAGGATATCGATGAGAGACTTGTTCCACCTGGAGAATATAGAGATGCGTTAAACATACAGATAAACACTTCTGAGGGAGCTAACGTTGGTACCGTTCAACCTGTACTTGGTAACACAGTCGTGACTAGTCATGTTCCTAGTGGTAGTTTCTGTGTTGGATCTATTTCTAACACTAAAACAGATAAAGTATATTGGTTAGTGGCCGGGGAAAAATCAACAACTAATAATGTCACTACGTATAAAGATTATATTTTAGAGTACGATGTACAGAATGATACAACTAAGTATGTTGTCGTAGATATATATAAGGTTGAAATACAAACAGCTGCATTACAAAGTTCTTCGTCTAACCAGTTTTTATACGCACCAGAAGTTTCTAGTATTGAAACATATAACAACACTGGTATTAGGATAGGTATGAGTATTCAAAGTTCAGGAGGACCTACGTCGATTGATCTATCTCAAGATTGGAACGTTACAGACATACAGTTTGATACAGGTAATAATCGTTGGAAAATATTATTTGACTCACCTCAATTTACAAATGGATTTATAACTAATAACGATCAAACTGTAACTTTTACTTCTGAAAGAGTTCTTAATTTTAATTCTACTAGGTTAATCACAGGAATAAATATTTTAGATGGAATGTTGTTTTGGACAGATAACCACTCTGAACCAAAGAAAATAAACATAGAAAGAAGTATCGCTGGAACTGGTGGGAGTAATTATTTAAAAGGAGTTAGCAGCGCCGCGGTAACCGGTGGTTTTGCTAGCGCTGTGACTTTAAATACTCACTTAACTTTTGGTGGAGATAACGATATCTTTCACACTAGATTAGTCTCATCAAAAGATGGTTTTAGTTTAGAAGTGATGACTGATAGGTTAGGTCAAAAAGCTGTTTGGCTAGAAGAAGAGAATATTACAACTATAAGAAAAGGACCTTATACGCCTCCTCATTTAGAAATGTCTAGTACGAGCGTACAAAGAACTGATACTGCTGGAAACGTTAATAACACAGATGCCTTTATAACTTTTGCTTTTTCCGACAGTGGAGTATTGTTACAACCTGGAGACGGACCTTTTTCTATAACATTCAATACTGATGTAGATTTTAGAGTTGGGGATATTATATTGCTTACTACTGATACAAGTTTATCTGTCTCAACTTTCACTGATGATTTAGCTGAGGTTAGAATAGTTATAACTAGTGTACCTGACGGATTGTTACCTTTTACAGGCCCTTTCGGATATAAAGTTTTAGCAAATGGGTTGACTCAAACAGGCGCGCAGTTGTTTTTGGCGAAATTAGGTAAAACAAAACCTTTGTTTGAATTTAAGTTTCCTAGATTTGCTTATAGATATAAATATAAAGACGGAGAATATTCTACTTTTTCACCTTTCTCTGAACCAGCGTTTCTTCCTGGTGATTATGATTACGCACCTAAAAAAGGTCATAACTTAGGGATGGTAAATCAGTTAAGATCTTTAAAAATAACTGACTACATCGTAGAGGACGCTGCTAAAGGACATGACGTTGTAGAAGTAGACATACTACTTAAACACGAAGACTCACCAAACATATATACTGTTGCGACTATAAAGCCTACTAATGACCACCCTGAATGGCCAGATAAAGCGAACTACTCTTCCGCAAGAGGAGAGTACAAATTAGAATCAGAACTCATACACGCTGCAGTACCTTCAAATCAACTTCTTAGACCATGGGACAACGTTCCGTTAAAAGCTAAAGCACAAGATATAACTGCTAATAGATTAGTATATGGTAACTATGTGCAAAATTACGACGTAAATAATACGGCTCTTATTGATGTTGGTATTGAATCTACGTTGGGAGATTTTATTAACAACGTTCAAGATGCTAAACTCACACCTAGTAAATCTGTAAAATCGCTAAGAACATATCAATTAGGAGTTGTGTATAGAGATAAATATGGTAGAGAGACACCGGTAATAACTGGTAACGCTGTTGACAGTACTATAAAAGTAACCCCACTTGAAGCGCAAAGATTTAACAAGATAACAGCTAGGTTGAAATCATCAGCTCCAGAATGGGCTGACTCATATAAGTTTTTTATAAAGCAAACTTCTAACGAATACTATAGTTTAGCTATGGATCGTTGGTACGAAGCAGAAGATGATAACGTCTGGATATCTTTTCCTTCTTCTGAAAGAAATAAAATAAATATACACAAAACAGATAGGGAGACTGATAACACTGTTTTAATACTTAAAAAACAACATACTACAAATGTAGCTATGGAAACT